CCCCCTCGTGGTGTCTCTTCGGCAGCGATATTGAACCATGTCATTATTGGAACGTCACGAACTGATGCACTTAAGCACCGAGTTCAGATCGTATCGTAGTTCGCCGAGACGAACCTCAGTGCACCCGACGCAGCTGATACGTAGGACGCAAGCTGCATGAATAGCTTCTGCCCAGGGCCAATGATGGCCTTGAAAAGATCAACCACCGTTCCGCCGGTTCCGGCAATCGTGCCAATAACGGCTGCAGCCTTTGCAGTCGTACTGCCACCAACCGACAACAGCCCCAACGTTGCCGAAGAGTACTGTGCCGATATCATGCCCTCAAATCCGTTATCGGACATGAGCGAACCGTCAGGTGCCACGTACACATCGCAGTAGCCCGTTTTCGTCCCATTTGCCGTTCCAAACGGCAGGAGATTACTGCAGCCACCAACGACGAGGTACTGCCATCCAGACTCGGTCGTAAGATCGAGCTGCGGAATTGCCAGCTCAACCTCATAATCAAGAATGATGTCACCAAGAACGGCTCCATCGCCCGCCTGTCCTTCCGAGGCGAGAAAAGCGTTACCACAGTCGTAGGTCTTTACATCGAGGTTTGCCCCCAACGTGAGACCCCGAGTGTAGCGCCACTCCTCCTTCTTCAAACCCTTCAGGACGTCAAGCGTCAGCTCCTCCCAAGGCGCCCCGCAAAGGGCACCAAAGTTGGCCAACGCTTGCTGTTTCGTGTCGGGCCCGACATCCGCAGGATCATGGTCAATCGTCATGATGACCCGTCCGGGAGTCGCAGTCGAACAAGCAGGCTTGTATTTGATCTGAAGCTTGCGGAACCGATACTTCTCGTACCGGTTTGCCAAAGCCGACAGCCACGGGAACGTTCCCGGCATGCCTGGATTGATTGGCAGGGAGTCCCACGCGTAGGCAATCGACGAGAGATGATCCCAGAGGTACTCCGAATGTTTCACAACAATCGTTGCACCTCCGATTTCACTCGATGCCGAAGCTCCACCCGTGGTCCTCCTCCGCGAAGATGCCACCGGGGCCCGTCTCAGACCCCCACGACTCGCCTTCTTCTTTCCCCCCTTCCGCGCCATGGTCTCGTGAGATCGAGGCCTGTTGTGTATGGGATACCACCAACAGCAATGGGACTATACATCCTTTGCACGTCTTTCGACGGCCGCCGTGTAGTCTCTCGGCATTCTGTATAGCACGGGTAATCCGTTTTGGGGCTTAAGCAAAGGACCCCATACCCGAATCGATCGGACCTTTGATGAAAGTGCTCGGCTCCTTGCCGAGATACAAGAAACAGGGAGGAGGGCACGGGGGCAAACGTGGCCCCACGCTCTCAACTCTCCACCATCTCTCGAAGCCCGTAATGCCCATTGGCTTCAGACGGAAATCAAGACCCAGACGTTGGTACGCGACCCTAGCCGACTCATTGTCGGATGGCCCGCATATCCACCGCACCCCTGAAGTGACACGACCCGTCCAAGGATCGTCCAATGCCTCACCCTCCTCAATTACTCGAGGCCCAAGCTCAACCATACGGTTGGGCGGGACCACAGAGAGGATAGCCTTTACCTCTTTCGAGGAAAGGCCACCGTCCTTGCGGTAGAGCTGTAGGCCGGGATTGGCGACAAAAGCGGCAGCGAGCCGCCTCTGAGCACGCGTTATACGGAAGGTAGCCGGAGCCCACTTGATGTCGACTCCGTATCCTCCCAGGTGAACAGGTAGGAACCAATTCGCCTGAAAACGCTCGTCACAGTCATGGAACCACCGCTTGAATGTCACAGACATCGTTGCAGCAGTCCAGGGCGCGAGATCATACATACGGTTCAACTCGCGGCCTATCTGGGTCGGAGTGCATTCAGAATCACCTGTCTTGACGTTTCCTCCGTAGAGGAATCGAAAGTTCAGGTAGCCCTGACGAACCATACGATCTCCTTTTCTTTGGAAGACCTGTGAGTTTATCATGGCCATATCAGTAGAGATGTAATTCTTCCCCGCCGAAGGCAGGAATCCGAAGTTTCCACAACTCCTCAAAAAGAAGGGTCGGAAATCCTCAGGTCCCCTGAACAGCATATCGTCGCCATTCACTAAGACATTCTCACGCATGATCTGTCGAAAGTGACCCCACCAAGGGTCAATGTCAATTGATTCCGCTTGTTTGGCCGCCACGTACTCGTCAATGGCACGATAGTATGCGGCCAGGTTGATCAAGCAGAGGAGCGGAAAGGACAATGGATGTCCCATTAACTGTCCCTCCGAGATCAAAACCTCACTTCCATCTGGATACTCAGCAATTCCGGGCGTCGTGAGAGAGTCTATCGCCATCCTGTAATAGGGACTGTGACGGACCCCCCACAAAGCAGCAGCCGACGCCTTCCTTTTCAGGAGGTCGGTTGCAGCCTCGTAGTCGACCGAGTACCAATGAGTTGCGAAAGGTGTGTTCGTTTGAAGAATGTTCACCCTGTCAGTAAGATCTTGAGTCCGCATCGAACTTGCGGGGTGCCTTTTCCAGGCATCCAGGAGAAGCCCCTGAAGGGGCTGGAGGGCGGAGTAGACGTAACCGTCCCCCTCCGAAATGATTCGGATCTTACCTGGTTCAAAGACCTTCTGGATCTTGACCCGGTTACCCATAAAGGTGCCCGTGGGATCACGCTTGTAGAGGGAGGCTTCCGCCCTCTTCCAAAATCGGCTGAATTCCTCCTGCCGATGACAATCCAGGGACCAGATCAAGGCCGGCAACTTGCCGACCGCACTTTGCTCAAAACAGGTTGGAGCCTTGAGTTTGATGCTCAGCTTGCCCAGCGCACCCCCCTCTCGGCGGGTTGCTTGAAGGCATGCAGAGCCGGTGGGGAGAAATTTTGTCCCCCACCCCGAACACTCAGCAAACAGTTCTTCGCTGAGATTCTCAAGGCATTCGCGATCGTCTTCGTGCAGTATGGGCCTCAAGGCTGACAGTCGGTCAGCATGCTTCTTGAGAGACCTTTCTACTGTCTCGTCCGAAACCCGAGGCCAGGCTTGCTTACTCCCCTTCGCAAGGGAATAAATAAAGCTCAGATCCTTCCGGGCAACTGAACGAGCAACGAAAAGACGGCACCAACCATGGAACAGTGCGTCTTGTACCCACTCATCCCTAACCGGCATCTCGTAATTTCCGAAGATCTTTGCGAGATACCAGTTGAGCCAGTACTTGAGAAAAGACTGGTGATGGTCGTTGGACCCATAATACTTATGGATGGTCCGACACGATGTTTCGAAGGAAGCGAGAAACCGTTCCCGCTCCCGGGCTGAAAACCGCCCAGCGCGACGCGCCACGAAACAGTACAACAGGGGTTCGACGTATGGTACTATCATGGCCCACGAGTCGAGGTCATGACAGCTTCTTTGGAGACGTTCCATGAAGCTACGCACAATGGGGTCAACCTGGACCGTCGAAAGTCCAGGTCGCTCCGCTCCACCGATGCGGGTGGCTACTGTACCACCAACAGGGTCCTCTTGTTGAGTGGGAAGAGCTTCCCGTGGAGGCCGGACCGACGCCTCCGACAGTGACGTACCAATTTCGG